CGTAAAAAGTCATCATCTGCCACACCACTAGTAAACACAGGTACATTGGTATTACTAATTCCTGTAGATAACGTAGCTGTCGCGGTTATTGCTGTACCATTTAAAGTCATAGCATCAGCTTCTAACGTGCCGTCTATATCAGCATCACCTGATATATCAAGGCTTGCACCTGTTAATTTACCTGCCTGTAAGTCAGCATAGCTGTTAATTGTGACATTTCCGGCAGTCGTGCCGTCTTCTGTATTACAAGCTATTGCTGCAAATTCGTCAGCAGATTCGTCCCAAATAAGTCCTTTGTTAGCAGTGTTACTAGCAGAGCCGTTGCCTCTGGTGACAATAAACCCTTCATCGTAGGCTGTGCCTGTGTACCCTTGACCAAATTTAACCAACGGGTCGGTAACTGTAAGGTTAGTCGTGTCTATGGTGGTGGTCGTGCCATTAACGTCAAAATTACCTGTGACGGTTACATTGTCACCAAAAGTAACTTCAGACGTAGAATGACCTATTGCAATAGCTATACCAGAAGATTCTGTTGCAAGCTTTAACTCGCCTGTAGCGTTAGTGACATATGAGTTAGTACCGTCGTGGTACACCTGCATATCTGACCCTGCGCCAAACTTAAACTTATCGCTGTCTGGTACAAGTAAGTCACCACTTGCGTCTACTGTCACAGCCTTAGACGCTTCGGACGTACCCAGTGTGGTAATGTCTAGGTAGTTTATTTCTGTAGCTGTAACCGTTGCCCCATCGAGCTTGTTAAGCTCTGTTGCCGTAGAAGTAACATTTGTTCCACCAATATCTAGCGTAGTCATTGAGACTTCACCAGCAACAGTAACTATGCCACTAGCCAATGTCATTAAATCGGTGTCAGAAGTGTGTCCAATTGTTGCGCCGTTAATGTTTATATTGTCTATGACCGCTTGAGTTACTGCGCTATTTGTTCCAAGTGTCACACCGTCAATGCTTCCCCCGTCTATATTGACAGAAGACATGCCTAAATCTTTGGTAAAGTCAGCAACAGCCGCGCCCGAACCTGCGCCGTCACAATAAATAACCGCCGTATCGCCGTTTAAAACATTAACATTAGCTCCACTGCCTTGAGTAAAAGTAGCTGTTTGACCACTGCTATTAACGACAAAATACAATTTGTCTGCATCGTTTGGCGTAATAGTAATTGTATTTGTGCCACTAGGAGAGCCGCCCAAAACAAGCACTTTGTACATGCCGTCGGTCAAAGTTCCATCGGTTGTGGCTACTGTAGTAGTTGTTCCAGTAAGAGTAAGAGCTAAGACACCATTGATCGACCGATCAATAATATCCATGTTGGTGTTGATCGTTGTCCCCCATTCGCCGGTTTGATCGCCCTGAGCCGGCTTCTCAATTCCTGAATTTCCTGTATACGAACTTGCCATTTATTTAGCCTCCTTAAATTCAATAGTTCGGATGCTTTTTTTCAGTTCGCTTACTTCTTCCGATAACTCTTTAACTGCCTCAATTAAAACACCAATCAAACTACCGTAGGCAACAGATAAATATTTATCTTCCGTGTCATCTTCCACCACGGCTTCTGGTATTACTTTTTGCATCTCTTGTGCAATGACACCTACAGAGCGTTTATCTTCTTCGTCATGTCTATCAAAGTATACACCGCGCATTGCTTTTACTTTATCTAACGCGCTATCAATAGTTTCTATGTTTGATTTTAAACGGATATCAGAGGTTTCGGTTACTGTACCCGTAACGGTTACTCCATTTGTTGTTGTAGCAAGTTTAACAGCGTTGTCAAAATACAAGCTAACTGCTCCATTGTAGGTAAAAGTAGCCATTGTTTCGCCGCTACCTAGCAGAGAAAATGTACCGCCAGCTATACCTAAGCTTCCTCCTACTCCACCTGCTAAAGATGCTAGTCTTACATCAAAATCATCACTGGTTGGCGTTTTTAAATCTATAAAAGCTGCGTTGCTTTCTGCTGAACCAACTTCTATAGAGCCGATTCCGCTAGTTGAAGTGATGGTAAGTTGCGTATTAGCTGAACTTGCAATATCTACGCCAGTTGAGGCTGTGGCTAGTTTAGCTACTCCGTTGTGAAAAAGAGTAACCGCACCATCATCAACAAATGTTGCCATCGTTTCACCAGTGCCAAGAATATGGACACTAGCACCAACAAGGTTCAAGTTTCCTGTACCAGCATCACTAACGTAGCTATGAGTACCGTCATGAAAAATTTGTAAATCACTCCCGTTTCCGAACATAGCTTTTGCATTATCTGGAAACAAAATATCGTCTGTGCCAGTAGGTACTGTGAATACTATGGCATCAGCGTCATTCTTCACGGTTAAGTCTGAAGTTGATCCTTGCCCTGTGAGTATTAATCCTTCTGCTGCTGTATAGCCTATGGCTGCGTTGTCTCCTGCGGCTGTATCTCCTGTTGCTTCTAGGGTAGATCCTGTTATGACTCCAGAAACGGTTAATGTAGCTGCTGTCGCCACCCCAACAATGTCCACGTTAGTGGTGCCAGTAGGAATAACCAATACGTCAGCATCTGCGTCATTTTTAACGGTTACATCGTTCGTGCTACCCTGACCCGTAAGTATTAATCCTTCTGCTGCGGTATAACCCATTGCTGCGTTATCATCTGCGCTTGTGTCTCCGTCAGCATTAATAGTAGACCCAGTTATGTCTCCAGTAACATCTAAATGACCTGCGCCACTTAAAGCCATTGTTTCCGCTGCGGCTGCGCTTGTAGCCGTTTGAAAACTTATTTTTGAAGCATTGTTATCCGCTGCAAAAACGCCTTCAGATATTGCGGCAATAGAAGCAGACAACAATATAGCATCTGTTCCCCCTGCTTCGTTAGGAGCTTTAAAATCTATTCTTCCTAAAACCTCATCGGCTATTACTGCGGTGTCAGATGTTTGTAAGTTTAAAATAGCACCATCACTTGTTTTAAGAGTAAGGTCTTCTAAATTTAAATTTGTCAACAAATCATAGACAATTCCTGCTGAAGAACCGCCACCGTCAGTAGCAATCATCTTTACTTGGCTTGCAGGAACAACAACATTAGCTCCGCTTGACCCTTGAGAAAAAGTAAGTGTGAAACTAGTTGCGTTCTCAATCATCCAAACTTTAGAAAGAGTGCTTGGCGCAAGGGTCACTGTGCAAGCTTGACCGCCGCCAGTGCATTTCAAGTAAAAGCTTCTAGCTTCATCAGAAGCTCCATCGGCAACTGTGATTGTATGAGATGACGCATCTGCAATAGCTTCTGACCCGTAGCTAAACGCTTCTGAAATCAATTCTAAGTTTGTGTTTGTGACAGTCCCCCAAGAACCTGATTTCTCTCCTGTAGCTATTTCCTCTAGCCTCAAATCATTTACATATGTGCTTGCCATATCTAATCAATCCTTATAATTGCAGATGTCCCTGCCGCAGGTAACTCAATAGTAAACGTACCCCCGCTTACACTATAATCAGCACCAAAAGCCAAAACAGCAATGGCTTTGTTTGAATTACTGTAGTTATAGATTAAAGCCCCATTAGCAGTAAAGGTTGCGCTTGTCCAAGCAGGATCGTCGCAATCAAAAAAACCCACCACGCCAGAAGTTCCTACCGTTGCATTTGCTAACGTCTCTCCTCCTGCGGTGTAACCAGTTCCTGTGATTTCATTTGAGGTGCTATAGGCGGTTGTAGATGCCCCCAAGCTTGCCGAAGAGGTAAACAGTGCAATTTTTAACGTGTCGGTTGCCAACTGATGCCCTTCTTGCAAAACCTCGCCTTTAAAAGAAGTACACATTGCTTGTGATATAGCCATCTAAATTCCTCCGTCGTATTCTGCTTCGTAAGTTCTAGCCATTTCCTGCTGAAACAATTGTACAGCTTCATCAAACTGTGCTTTGTATAAGTTTATAGTCTCTGGAGCTTTTAAGAAAGCAGATGCTTCCAAAAGAGATGCGCTTAATAAAACATTCTCGGCATTGTTCCCAATCCAAGAAGTTGTGTTTGAAGAAGAAAGACCTGTTTCTGGGGCGATATAGTCAACCTTGTACGCCAAAGTTGCATCAGGAGTAGGGGCTAACATCACCACAGTTCCTGCAACTCCACTTGAGTTGGTTGAATACATCTCAGGTGTCGCTGTCGTAGACGAATTAGGCCAGTAATCTCTTACGTAAGAATCTAGTCTGTGGTTAAGATAAACCACATTACTGCTTGA